GGTAACGTGAACTGGCTCGACAGCATGATCGGGTATCTCAGCCCGGCCACCGGCGCCCGTCGCATCCATGCTCGCATCGCGATGGACATGGCGCGCTCGTACGACGCCGGACGGCGCGGCCGACGCACGGCGAACTGGCGCGCCGGCGGAGGCAGCGCCAATGCCGAGATTCTTCCGGACTTGCAGACTGTCCGGAACCGGTGTCGCGACATGGTCCGGAACAACGAGTATGCAGCCAAGGCGCTCGACACAATGGTCGGCGATCTGGTCGGTACCGGCATCGTGGCAAGGGCCGCCGATCAACAGGTTTGGATGGACTGGTGTGACTACTGCGATGCGGACGAGCAGCTCGATTTCAATGGGTTGATCGAGCTGCTGGTGCGGGGCCGCAAGGAGGTCGGTGAGGGCCTGGTACGGTTCCGGCCTCGGCGCCCAGAGGACGGTCTGGCCGTGCCTCTGCAGGTGCAGGTGCTGGAGGCGGATCACCTCGACAGCTACAAGACGGGTCCCTTGTCCAATGGGAATTTCGTGATCGCCGGCGTAGAGTTCGATCAACTCGGCCGCCGGCGGGCGTATTGGCTCTATCCGGTTCATCCTGGCGAGGTCGCCAGCTATCGGGTGAGATCCCTCGAGAGCAAGCGGGTTCCTGCGGAAGATGTCATCCACTACTACCGCAAGCGGCGCGCCTCTCAGGTGCGGGGTATGGCGGAGATGGCGGTGGCGCTCATGCGCTTGCGCGACCTGGCGGACTACGAGCAGGCGGAACTCGTTCGAAAGAAAATCGAGGCTTGCTTCGTGGCGTTCGTTCGGACGGATGACTCAAGCCAGACGCTCGGCGGCAATGTGGACCTCGGCGACAAGCGCCGCAAGCCTGGGGAGGAGAAAGTCTCGCCCGGGATGATCAAGTATTTGAGTGGCGCCGATGGCGTGGAGTTTGGCTCGCCGGCGTCCTCGGGCGGATATGGGGAGTACACCCGCTCGCAGCTCTACGCGGTTTCGGCGGGCACCGGCGTCATGTACTCGTCCATGACGGGGGACCACTCGCAAGCCAACTACTCGAGCATGCGGTCGGCCAACATGGACTATCGCAAGTTGATCGCCCAGGAACAATGGTTGGCACTCGTGCCAATGGTGCTCAATCGTGTGGCTGCCCGGGTCCAGGCCGCCGCAGTGCTGGCCGGCGTGCAGAAAGCGCGGCCGCAGCGCTATGAATGGGCCATGCCGAAGGTGGACCTAGTGGATCCGCTGAAAGACATCATGGCGACGAAAGAGGGGTTGCGCGGCGGTCTGCAGTCGCTCTCCGCGGCGATCCGCGAGCGTGGCGACGATCCCGGTGCGGTATTCCGGGAGATCGCTGACGAGCGGGCCCGCCTCAAGGAACTCGGCATTCTGTCGGACGCCGATCCTGCGGTCAGCGACAAGCTGATCCCCCCGGAAGTGGTGGCCGAGCTGCTCGGCGCCAAGTAGGCCCGAACATTCCTTCAACACTGCCCCGCCGCCGCGGGGCTTTTTTTTGAGGTTCCCATGCCCCAGAACACGATAACTCCGGCGGCCCAGCGCCGCGAAACCCAGCAGCTGCCGCTGGGTGCTGTTCCCGGCGTCGAAATACGCGATTTGCCTTTGCAGACGCGCGTGCAGCCCATCGGCGAGGTCAATGCGGAAACCCGCAGCGCCGAGATGACGTGGACCACCGGGGCTGCGGTGCAGCGATACGACTGGTGGAACGAGCGGGGCTATCTCGAGGAACTCAGCCTCGATCCCGCACATGTCCGAATGGACCGCTTGCTTTCCGGTCGTGCGCCAATGCTGAACACTCATTCACGCTGGCGCCTAAACGATGTTCTGGGCGTTGTCGACGTCGCTGCGCTTGAGCCGGAGCCCACTTGCACGGTTCGCTTCAGCAAGCGGGAGGACGTCGAGCCCATCTATCAGGACGTCCTCGACCGCATCATCGCCAACGTTTCCGTCGGGTACGCCGTCTACCAGTATGAGCGGATCCCCCCGACGAAAGAGGGCGAGATGTGGCGATATCGCGCCATTGACTGGGAGCCGTTCGAGGTGTCCCTCGTTCCCGTGGGAGCTGAAGTCAATAGCGCGGTGCGCGCTGCGGATGGTGCGGATTCCGCACCCGAGCAGCAACTGCGCACATATCCCTGCCAGTTTATCGATGTAGTCCGTTCAACGCCGGCAGCCGCTGGCAATTCAACCCAAGAGGAAAGAGCAATGCCTCCCGAAGACAACACGCAGCAACCGGCGGCCAACACCGGCGCCGCAACCCAGCAGAACGCGGACGCCCAACAGCGGGCCCTCGAGCAAGCCCGAGTGGAGGGCGGCCGCGCCGAGGCGGAACGGCAGACCGGCATCCGGGAGGCTGTCCGCATGGGCGGCCTCGAGCCTGCCTTCGCGGACGAGCTGATCGGCCGCGAAGGTATGACCGCCCAAGACGCCGGCCTGGCTGTTCTGCGCGAAATCGCCAAACGCGGCGAAGCCAGTTCGACCCGCTCGGCGGCGGACATCCAGACCATCCTGGACGAAACCGATCGTCGCCGGGAAGCGATCGGCGATGCCATCGTCCTGCGGGCCAATCCCCGGGCCGTGACGGACGCACCGCGCCTGGCGGCGGCGCGGCAGTACCGAGGCATGACTCTGATCGACATGGCACGCGAGGCGATCGAGCTCGCGGGCGGTCGCGCCCGGGGTCTCAGCCGGCGTGAGATTGCCACCGCCTCGCTCAACCTGGATTCCGATCTGAGGGTGCGGGCCGGCATGCAAAGCACGTCGGATTTCCCGAACATCTTGGCCAACACCGTGCGCCGGACGCTGCGCCAGGCCTACCAGCTGCAGCCGCGGACCTTCGTGCCGTGGACGCGGATGGCGACCGCCCCCGATTTCAAGGAGGTTGCGCGCACGCAGTTGTCCGAGTCGACCGTGTTCCAAAAGGTGAAAGAGGGCGGTGAGTACAAGGCGATCACCTTCGGCGATTCGGCTGAGAAATACGCGCTGGGCAAGTACGGCGGCATCGTCACGTTGACCTGGGAAACGCTGGTCAACGATGACCTCGGCGCGTTCGATCGCATTCCGTTCGCTCTGGCGGCGGAGGCGGCTGCGCTCGAGGGCGATCTGGTGTACGGCATTCTGACCAGCAATCCCGCCATGGCCGATGGAACGGCGCTCTTCCACGCCAATCACGGCAACCTGGCCGCCTCCGGTTCCGCCATCAGCGATACCGCGCTGACGGCCGGCCGCAGTGCCATGCGCAAGCAAACCGGGATGAAGGGGCGGGTCTTGAACCTGACTCCCAGTTATCTCGTCGTGGGCCCGGACAAGGAAGGGGAGGCCAACAAATATACGTCGACGCAATTCGTGGCGGCGAAGTCGGTGGACATCAACCCCGCCTACAACACCTCGTTGGAGGTCGTCGTCGATCCTCGGATCCCCGGCAATGCCTGGCACCTGATTGCGGAGCCGGCGATGGTCGACACGATCGAATATTCCTATCTCGAAGGCGAGGACGGTCTCTACACGGAGCAGCGGACCGGATTCGAGGTCGATGGCGTACAGGTCAAGGCCCGCCACGTGTTCGCTGCCAAGGCGATCGACTGGCGCGGCCTTTACAAGAACGGCGGCGCCTGACCCTGATTCTGAACCCCGGCGCCGGCAACTCGGCCGGCGCCTTCAATCAAAGGAAATTTCATGCAGAACTTCGTGCAATCGGGCCGGACGCTCACGCTGCCGGCGCCCTACGATGTCGCCTCCGGCGGCGCCGTTCTGGTGGGCAAGATTTTCGGTATCGCGGTGACCGACGTGGCGAGCGGCGCGCAAGGCGAGTTCGATACCGAAGGCGTTTTCACCCTGCCGGTTCTCGGTACCGACACCGCGGCCGTAGGCGCAGTCGCGTACTGGGACGCCACCAACAAGCGTCTCACGACCACGGCGACCGACAACACGCGGGTAGGCGTCTTCGTCGCCGCGAAGGCCTCCGCCGTGGCGGTGGGGCAGATCAAGGTCGACGCGGTCATCGCGTAATGGGCTGGGATCCGTCCGTCTTCAAGGATGAGTTCGTCGCGGCGGGCATTTGGGTGCCTGCCGTGGTGACGATCGGCTCGGTTGTGCACGATCCGGTCTATGTCGGCTACACGGAGCCGCGCGAGCTGATCCTGGGGGGCGCCGTCATGGCGGCCGGCTACTCGATCGAGTTCGAGGCGGGTGACCTGCCCGGCCTCGCGCTGCACGACCAGGTCGTGGTGGCGGGGAAGATATTCCGGCTGAGCCAACCTCCTCGGGCGCGGGGCGAGGGGTTCTTCTCGGTCGCGGAGCTGGAACTGGTGGCATGAGCACCGTCACAGAGGAAATTTATCAGGCATGCGTGAGTCGATGGCAGGCGCTCGCGCTGCCCGGTGGCGCGCGGGTGTTCGATCGAACGCGGGTCGCGGCTTTCCTGCGCGACAACATGCCGTGCGTGCGGGTCCGGGAAGGTGCGGACCTGCGCGTGGGGCCGCAGAGCGACGACGTGGACGAGCGGGAGCTCACGCTCATGGCGGAGGTGTTCCTCCACGGCGAGACGCAGGACGCGCTGGCGGATCCGATTCGTCAGGCGCTTGCGCGTGCGTTGTGGGAGGAGCCGATGCTCGGAGGCCTGTGTCACTGGATCTCCACCGCGGACCGGCCGGCACCGCTCAGCGCGGAAGCGGATGGATTGCAGCAGCAAATCGTGCAGCACTTCCGGGTGCGCTATCTCGTCAAGGATTCCGACCTTTCCAGGCCGGATTAACTACAAGGAATTATCATGCGTCAAAAGGCACAGTGGAGTTTCGGCGCCGGGTCGCTCTATTACAGAAAGGCCGGTGTGACGCCTATCAGGGTGGCAACGTTGCAGGGCGTGGACATCGACATCTCGTTCTCCACGAAAGACCTGGTGGGCGAACGGACGTTCGCCGAGGCGACCGCCAGGGCGGCGGCAACGATTACCGGGAAGGTGGCGAGCGGTCGCTTCGACGGCAGGGCGGTCGGGCAACTGTTCTTCAACGAAGAGCCGACGGAGGGCCGTATCGAACTGGTGTCCGAGAAGCGGCTGGCGGTACCGGCGACGACGCCATTTACGGTGAACGTCATCGGGGTCGGAGAGACGTTCGACAGTGATCTCGGCGTGGTGGACGGCGCGACCGGGGGTTTCTTCGATCGGGTGGACGATGCTGGGGACCTGGTGCCTGGCAAGTACTTGGTGTCGGGCGGCACGTACACCTTCGACGAGGACGATGCCGGAAAGACGGTGCTCGTCAGTTTCATGCGGGGCGTCTCCGGCGGCTCGACCACCCTCATCACCAACCAGATGATGGACATCGCGCCGACGTTCGAACTGGTCAGTGCCGACAGCAAGGGGATGATGATCCAGCTCTACGCCTGCACGTTCAGCAAACTGACCCTGCAGCGCAAGAACGACGATTTCCTCATCCCGAACATGGAGTTCGGCGCGTATGCCGACGACATCCGAGGTGTCGGCCGCCTGTCAGGAGTGGTGTGACATGCGAATCGTCATTCAGTACGAAGGCAAGTCGGTCGAGCTGGAATCGATTGCCACGCCATTGCCCGGGCCCGAGCACATACTGGGAGACGTAAGGCTGGCGATCCCGGCGGCCTTGTACGTCGACATCCTCGCCTACAACGAGCAAGTCGAGGCCTTGAGTGCGGGATCGCTGGCCGCCTCGGCGTTCGGGCGGGCTCGGATCCAGCTCATCTACCGCACGCTGCTGCGCAACTGGCCTGAGCTGCCGGAGGGCTGGGTGCGCGCGCACCTGGACATCGAGAACATCGACACGCTACAGGCCGCGGTCCTGCGGCAAGGGGTATCGCCGGGGGAGGGGGCGGCGGAGAGCGCCTGACCCGAGGGCGCTACCACGAGCTCGTGGCGTATCTCTGCATGTCGTTCGGCTGGTCCTGGGAGTTTGTCGAGGGGCGGCTCGACCAGGATTGGCTGGGCGACATGAATCGGTCTCTCCGCCGACATCCGCCGGTCCATCTCCTGGTCCGCTCGCTCTTCCAGGTCGAGGAAGGGGAGGACGAGCCGGATGCCCCCGAGGATGACGACGCCCGCCGTTCACAGTTCATCGAGGCATTCCGAGGCCTCGGCGGCACTCTTCACTGATCGAGATCATGGTTGATAAACAGGTCAATTTCGAGATCACCGCCGGTGACTCGAGCTTTCGCGCGACCATGGCGCGCGACCAGGCTGCGCTATCGGCAGTTGGCAACTCGGCCGCCGGCGTCAACGCGGCGCTGGGTAAGCTGAGCGCCGGCGCGCGCAACAGCACCCAGACTTGGGCCGCGCACCGCAGCGAGATCAACGCTGTCTATGCGGCGATGGGTAAGACCCCGTCCAAGGAAGTGGTGGCCCAGCTCGACCAGATCGAGCGGAAGTTCAATAGCCTGGCCAGCACTGCGCAGAGTGGTAACCGTGTCGCCCAGACCGCCCTCCGTGGGTTGCTGGCCGAGTCCCGCAAAGCTGCGACCGCGGACGCCATGCCCGTACCGAAGGAGGACGGCGGCGGCGTCATGAGCCTGATACGCGGCCGGGCTGGCGCAGCTGCGGCTGCGCTCGGTGTGGTCAGCGTCGCGGCGGCTGGGATGATGATCGCATCCCGTACCCGCGAGCAGCTCGATTATGCGGATGCGCTCGACGACATGGCGCAGCAGGCCGGCGTGGCAGCGAAAGATCTTTCGACGTTGACGTACGCCAGCCGCCTCGAGGGCATCGAGAACGAGGCGCTGACGGCATCGCTGGGCAAGTTGTCGAGCCGAATGTTGGATGCCAGCACAGGGGGGAAGGAATCGGCCGCCGTTTTCAAGGCCTTAGGTATTGCGGTCAAAGACCAGGACGGCAACCTGCGTAGTACGACAGATGTCCTCCTCGACATGTCCGATCGATTCGCAGCGATGCTGGATGG